CTTCACCTTATTTAGTGTATCACACACTGACGGTTTTCGCAATAACCGTATCTAAAATGTTAACGGTTGGAAACCAACCGAGTTCCATGAGAGGTGCGACATCAGCACACAACTCATCGGGTTCATTAGGTGTGTCCTCCTTGATGGGAAGATGTCCCATACCCATGGCATTAGCCAGATCTATCACGGAAGTCATCTGCCCTGTCCCTACATCTATTGTTCCTGTAAAACTACTAGGAATCAAAGTTGCAATCGCTCTTACAACATCCATGACATGAACCCAATCTCTCTTATGTCTTGTAATATATTTTGCAGTTCCTTGTTTCAACATCTCATATAACATATCATCTCTACTTCCTTCCTCTGCCCATACATTGAAGAACCTCATACCCACACTGTTAGGTGGAGCCTGTATCTCATTTACTTTCTTTGTTATGGCGTAGGGATTCTGCCACCAACTATATGCACCAGCAGAACTTGCATACAACAACCTAGTATTATACTTTCTGCAATAATCAAATATGGGTTTAGATTTTTCAACATTGTTCTCCCAGAATTTATCAGGATTATCTACACTATCTCTGAGTGCAGCATAGGCTGCTAGATGAATTATAAGATCATAGTCTGCACACCCAACATCTACAAAATTTTCTATGTCATCTGGTCTATCTAAGCCATCAACATCAAAAATGTCACTCAGAAAATCAAAGACATGACTGCCAATGAAACCTTTGTGACCTGTGACTAATACTTTCATAATACTTTGAGTGTTAGGTGATTATTACAATCACCAAAGAACTTGCCATCAAGATTGTAATTGAATGAGATACTATATCTCTCCTCCTCTGAATGAGATGGAGTTACATAGTGATCTAAGTGAGCAGGGAAAAGAAATATACCACATTGTTGTGGTCTAAATCTCTTCTCAAAACTATTCAGATCATCATACCCAGTAAGAGATGGTTCCCAATAGCTATTGATCCAAGTGGCATTTCTTGTGGTAAAAATAATATCGCCACTATTTTCTGGTGTCTGTAAATAGAACACCCCAGAGAACTGAGTATTATTATGGCGATGTTCCTTTATATAATTTCCTTTCTTTTGTAGATTACCCCAAGAATTAATTCTTTTCAATCCGTGCTTACTAAAATCTATCTGTAAACTTTTAGCAAAATTATATACTTCCTCATCTATTTTTTTTCTTAGATTTTCTAACTCTGGTTCAGATAATAAATCTGCTTCCAGTTTTGTCGTCTCTCCATTCGGGCCTTCATATATGTCTTTGTCACTAGCCCAATCTAGATTTGACACATAATCTATCATAGACTTGAGTTCAGAAGGTCTAAACTCCAAGAAATTTTGATACACTGGCGTTGGAAAAAGAATATGTAATTCAGACATTTACGATTGCATACTATCCATATACTGTTTATCGTTCAATCCCGCTGTCTGAACCTGAGTAAGTCCAATATTACCTTGATACCAACCAGTAGCAATATACTTTGAAGACATAGGAGGATTACCTCTATGTAAATGTGTGTAACCACCTGGCCATATACAAACTGTTCCTTTCTTTGGTTTTACTTTACGTTTTTGATATAACCACTCTGTCTCTCCACCCTCCTCTACGTCATTCAGATATACCATCCATGCCATAGTTCTAGTATTATTATTCCAATTAAGATTCTCAGCATGGAACATATGATACCCCTCTGTGGGATCTGTCTTTTGTAGTAAGACGACAGAACTGACATAGTTAAAATTAGTTAGATATGAAAACTCACTTATGTAATAATAGAGGCATCCATCTACTCCCTGCATTAAATCTCTTGCTTCTCCAGGCGAGAAAGCATCAAGACAAATTTGTTTGTCTTTTACATGAGTATATCTTCTACCTTGAACTTGTTCTGCTGTGTCGATGTAGTTAGTTAGATAGTCGCAGAAATTTGGATCTATCGAATCGGGGAAGACACCAATAAAATCTGTTACATCAAATGGTGGGTTTTGGTCTTTCATTTTTTACCAATAATTTAGGGGGCATCGAGAAGCAGTAAACTTAACTTTGTTGATTAGGAAACACCCACACTCTCTGCATAAGTGACGCTGTTCATCAAATCTATTACACTCTCTACATATATCTATCCTTGCTTTTTTTACTTCTTTTGGCACTAATAAAGTACCCTTACTTACGAAACCTTTTATAACATCATACGCTGTCTTAGAAAATATTTTCGCCTTCTCTAAGTTTGATGGTTCATCATTCAGTTGTGACATGATCGTGAACGTAACATGGAACTCCAGCAGGGTCTAACCATTTTGTATACTCAAAGTCTTCAATAGATGTTTTCATCTGCATCCAATTATCACAAAGATACATGTCTTTGTATCCATTGTGATTGTTCCACTTTTGAATACGATAATCTGGATGTCCATTCTCTAGGAGATCAGGCATCTTTACATACCTGTATGGGTCATGCTGATACAAAACTTCAATCATAATAAAATAGTATATACTTTATTATACACAATCTTTGTTGGTAAGTCAAGCACCATCATCATGATTCCACATGTGTTCTATATCTTTTGCCTGTCCAGAATCAATAACTGGTTTAAGAATACCTTTGTCTGGAACTAAAGCTATCTGACCATCAGGAGTATCTAGTAAAAAAGTCTCACCAGCTTGTGCTCGATCAATTATCTCACTAAAATTTTCTTCAAGGTATTTGAGACTTATAATTTTCATCGAGGCATTGATAAATCTAAACTAGCATTATTCTCAGCATTAATACGATCTACTTGATTTCTCTTCTTTAAATGTTCTAGAATTTGATCTGGATGTGTCAATTCATATGGAACAATGTCACAATTATTTCTACCACTTTCATATCCAGCTGGAGTCTCTTCTTCAATGTATGTCATCTGGCAGTTGTCTTCAAGTAGGAGAGCAAAACGCCATGTTCTTTTTCCCATACCTCTGTTGTACATTTCAACAACGGTCATACCACCTGACATGCCACCCTGATGATCTATTCTAAGAGTTAAGGCACCATTACCATCTGGAAGATACTTACATTTTTTAATCTTCATTGACTTCCACCAAGCATCCATTACATATGGATCATTCATACAGACAAAGTATATTTCATCTACTTCAGTATCTTTTATGAATGTGTCATATGCAGCTTCATACTCTTTGACCATCTCAGTATCTGTTGGAGAGTAAGCAGCATTGAGTCCGATGAGAAGTACATCTTTACCCTCAAATAAACTAGTGGTGGATTTTCTAACAAGCTTCTTTCTACTCAAAAAGAAAAGTTCAGCATTAGGTAAAAAGTTCATTTCTTCAACTAAATTATTTGTATATTATATATGCCATTATATCATACCTCAATTCTGGTTAACCGTCAACCTGACATATTAATTGTTAATGATAATCTGGGTTATTCATTAGAACATACTGAATGTTGTGTTCCAGCAGGGATAATTAGAACACCTTCTGGACTCACCTTTTCTACTTGTCCATTGATCTTCCATAAACAAGTTCCGTATATTGGTTTGACTATAACATCATAATCGTGATGATGAGGATCAAAACTTGGTCTCTTAACTTTAGTACCAGCACTTAAATAAAAATTAGCATTTGTTTCAGATCCTTTAAACTCAAACAACTTATCATCAAGAGCTCTGAGTTCTGCGGTAAGATCCATGACATTATTAAGTAAAGTAGTAAAACCTAAGTCATATAATCTCTTCCATTTATCATAAATCAAAAATTTTCTAGAGTCAAAGAATCCATTAGAAGTATTACCACACTGATTGATAACTTCCAATGCTACCTCTGGCCATCTATACTTTATTTGAAGTAGATCTAAGATATCTTCCTCACTTAAATTTATCTCATGCTCACCTATAATTGATGCAGCAGTTTCAAGATACATCAAAATAATCCTTCCTGTAATACCTTCCTAAAACGTTGCTATTGTAATATGCAGGCTCTCCATTGTCAAGAGCCTCTGTTAGAACGTTGTTAACAAACAGTTGTCTGGTCTCTTCATAGTTGGTTTTCCCCAAAGTTGTATGGAGAGACAAGATCTCTCTGGAAAAATTGGATTTTCCAAACTCGGATACGTCGGCTTTGAGTTCGGGGGACGATCCATAATACTTCTTCCAGTCCGACTCGCTAGTAACCCTTCTCTTTCCTCCCTTGGGCTGCCGTTTCTGTACGAAATATTTTCTGCCGATGTACTTCTTACCTGTAGTCTTATTTGTAATGCAGTAGACGAAACCGAAGAAATCATTAATATCGTCAGAAGTGAAAGGTTTACCCTCATATAGCCAGGGGTTTTCGTAATCTCCTCCTTCAACCATTCCATCATTTTCATATCTTCACACTATGTATAACAGGTTTTTCGTTCCTCAAAACGTTGTATAG